TACTGAGATCGAAGGTGGCGGACTACAGCATATCGTTAAGCAGCTCGGTTCCGGTGATGATCCGCTTAATCAGAGAGCTACAGTCGGCTGGAAAGCTACTAAGACTGCTGAGAGACTTGTGGACGCTCATATCGTTCGTATCGAGTCACTTACTGAGTTCTCTGCAACACAGGGCGCTAACTAATTCATTCATCCTCGGGGCCTATGCCCCGGGGAATATCTTTAGGAGGTATAGAAATGGCAACACCTAAGAAGGAAGCAGAAACTAAAACAGTAGCAAGCGACGGAATGGAGCTTGTGAAAGCATTTTATCCGGATATACCGGGTACACACTACTCAGGAGACATTCAGGTTGGCATCAACGGAAAAATGTATCTTGTAAAGCGTGGCGAGGAAGTTGAGATTCCGCGCTGCGTCAAAGAGGTCATTGATTGGTCGATGTCAGAAGATCAGAAGACCGAGAAAAAGCTTGCCGAGTTGGAAAGCAGATAAAGTTTATACAAGGATTTGGGTATTGTTGCACGGGCGGGGGCGCCCGCCCGTTTTTAAGGTGATCATATGACGATAGAACAAGCTATAGATAGAGCTGACAGGCTAAGACCTAACCAGTTTTCTATCACAGAAAAAGTAAGATGGCTTTCAGAGCTCGACGCTCAGGTTTACTCTGAGGTTTTGCTTATGGCAGAAGAGAACTGGAAGTTTAAAACATATATCGAAAACACAGAGGATGAAAACGGCAATGTGATTCAGACAAAAGAGATAGAAGATACTTCTACTCTGGTACCTGCGTTTGATTTTGACGGGTATGATGAAACTACGCCGCTTGATACGCCTCTTTTGATAGAGGATATATACGCTAATGTGTATGTTGATTATCTGATCTCGAAGTTTGACTACGCAAACAGAGAGTACGCAAGCTACAACAACTCAGCGCTTGTGTTCAATAATCAATATCAAAGCTATACTGTGTGGTATCGGAGAAACCACAAACCAAGAGCAAGGAAGGTGCGAGGCATATGATGTTATTACCGTATGTGGGAGAAACAGCTTCCACAAGGGATATGATATCAAGGTTTGGCGGGTACAACAACTGCGAAACCTGTGCAGAGTCGGAGGCATACGATGAAGCGTGTATGACTTCTGATCGTTCTTTGCTTTTGCGTACAAGAGAGCCAAGAGTCACGCTAAGAGAAAATGTTTATGGGGTAAAAGGCCTTCATGTGAACAACGGTCTCATAGAGATCAGGCGAGACTCTAACAGTTATGAAAATGTTTTGTTTTTCAACGGTACAAGAATAGCACAGCTCCCGAGCGCAGATGACAGAATGATGTGCTCTATGGGGGCTTATGTCATTATTTTCCCGGATAAAAAGAGATTTAATACTTTGACTAATGAACTTGAGAGCCTTGAAGACTCTTTCACAACTTCCGGATCAGTAACATTTACTCCGTGCACGATAGATGGCACAACTATAAATCCGACTGTATCAGGCACAATGCCATCTAACCCTACAAATGGGGCTTACTGGCTTGATACTTCCAAGGTACCGCACACGCTTAAGGTGTGGTCGCAATCCGAAGGAATGTGGAATGCTGTAGCGACAAGCTATGTAAAGATAAGCGCTACGGGTATAGGCCAAAAGTTTAAGAAGCTCGATGTGGTTAAAATCTCGGGTGTGACTACTTATCCGGAGACTTTCAATGTCGATATGGCCATCTGGGATAGGACGGATAATTCGATCATAGTTACGGCTGTTATTGATTCGAGCTTTACAAATGCAGGGATAACGCTTGCCAAGGAAGTACCGGATATGGACTTCATATGTGAGCACGGTAACAGACTGTGGGGATGCAATTCCGCAAAGCACGAGATTTATGCTTCAAAGCTCGGTGATCCAACTAACTTTAAATCATTTATCGGAACGGCAGCGGACTCATACGCTGTTACGGTGGGAAGTGACGGAGACTTTACCGGATGCGCTGAGCACGGCGGGACCGTGGTATTTTTCAAAGAAAAGTATATCCATAAAATCTATGGCACCACCCCGTCTAATTACCAGGTAGACACTAAGCCCGAAAAGGGCGTGCAGAAAGGCTCACACAAGTCGTTGGTTTTGATTTCGGGGGTACTGTACTACAAGGCCGTGGATGGAGTTATGAGATACGAAGGCTCATATCCTGTATTGATTTCTCAGAATCTCGGCGAAACGATGTATAAAAACGCCGAGGGTGGAGTATGGAAAAACAAGCTGTATATGTGTATGCAGGAAATGAATAATACCACTAAACTGTTTACCTTTGATACCCAGACAGGGTTATGGCATATAGAAGATGAATGGTATGCGTCAAGCAAGAGATGGAAACACTTTGTTAATTATAAAAACCGCTTGATCTTCTGGGACACGGACGAGAATAAATTATTGCTCGAAGGTAGTGACAGACATTTTGGCGACGAGACACTTGCGGAGAGCGATGAGATAGTCGCATACAGATGGCAATCAGGCATCATAGGTCTCGATCTTCCGTCTACGAAGTATGTTTCGCAGATTGTTATGCGGTTTGAGATGGCGGCAGGAGCTGAGCTATCTGTTTTTGCCGAATACGACTCAAGTGGCAGTCTCGAAGATAAAATCGCTTATATCAAGAACGAATATAATGTATCAAGGAGAGATACTCCGGGATATACAAAGCTCCGTTCGATTGAGATTCCTTTCACACCTAAAAGGTGCGATCATATGAGACTACACATAACCGGCAACGGGCAGATGAAGATTTACTCCATCTCTAAAAAGATTGAAGGGGGCGGCTTATGAGCGTAACGCTGAAATTTACATATCAACCATCAAAAAGCCTGCCGGAAGCAAACAAACAGATAACTGAGTTTGTGGAGCTGGTAAAGAGCCAGCTTTTGGGCGTAGCAACAAAAGAAGAGCTTGACGGAGTTCAGGTAGAGGTTGAAGAAAACATAAAAGAATCTACCAAAGGCTTTGCAGGTGTGCGCACAAAAGCTACAGACGCTGAGAGTAAGGTCGATATGATTGCTAACTTTAATCAGGCCACAGCGCAGATCACGCTTAAGGCGGCTATGGTAAATGGAATTGAAAGAAGCGACATTACGCTAAGCGGGGATCAGATTACACTTAATGGCGATACGACAATAGGCAGCGGGTTTTTGTTGACGGCGGATAATATAGATGTAAGCACAATTTCGGTTCAGAATCTTATAAACGCATACGGGGGAGTTATAAAGGTGCATAATGGCATCTGGTACGACAACCCGAACAATCCCCAAGATTATGTTTTATTAGATCATAATGGGATTGTTGGGGGGAGTGCAGACCACGATGAAGTACTCACTGGATATTTGTATTGCACCGGTCAATCAAAATTTGATGGCGGAATTAGTGTAGGATCGGGTGCAAAAGCATCAATATCATCCGAAGGAAACCTGCACGCCAATAAAATACAAATCGATGATGATACAAAGTATTCAGGCACTGACGCGGTCATAACATCAAACGGTTGGCTAAAAATGAAAGCGAGCGGATCATCTAAGAGGTTTAAGAATTCTATCTCATACGAGCTGACGGATGATATGAACCCGGAAAAGCTCTACGATGTTTCGATCGTAAGGTTTAAGTACAACAAAGACTACTTGTCGGATGAAAAAGATTCAAGGTATGATACTCCGCTTATAGGTATGATCGCTGAGGATATGGATGCTCATTATCCGCAGGCCTGTGACTACGATGAACAAGGCAGACCTAAGGGGTGGAACGAACACTATATCATACCGGCAATGCTAAAGCTCATTCAGGACCAGCACAAAGAGATAGAAGAGCTAAAGGATGCTGCCGTAAAGAGGGATAGCAAGATCAAGGAGCTGGAAGCGCAAGTTGCTGAGGTTAGTGAGTTAGTAAAGGGATTGTTGTAAGAGTAATCGTGTGAACGCAGGAATAATCGATAGATAACAAGAATCAATGTCAAGTTAAACAGGAGGTTAGTGATGGCAAAGAAAAAATCATCCGGTTTATCCGGCGGGATGAAAATGTCCGGAGGGGGCGTAACGATCGTAACGCCGGAGGGTAAAGCGTTAGAAAAACAGGAAAAACAGCAAAAGGCAGTTCAGGCCGCGCAGGCACAGGCAGCGGGACAGGCGCTGGCAACAGCTACGGACAATCCGCTTGTGGTACAGGCTACCAAGATAGACCCATACCAGTCAGCATACAATGACAAGATATCAGCTCTTGCAGATAAGATAGCAAACAGAGAACAGTTTCAGTACGATTTTAACACTGATCCTCTCTATCAAAATTACAAAGACCAGTATCAAAGACAAGCAACTCTCGGGCAGGAATCAGCAATGGCAAATGCCGCCGCTCTTTCCGGAGGGTATGGCAATTCATACGCCGCAACAGCAGGAAACCTTGCATACCAAGAAAATATGGCACATCTAAACGATGTGATACCCCAGCTTTATCAGATGGCTTATGATAAATATAATACCGACCTGGCAAATCAGAGAGCCGACCTTGATATGTGGCGTAATCTTGATTCTGACGATTACTCCAAATATAGGGACACCGTATCGAATACCCAGTGGAATGACCAGTTTAAATCAAACAATTACTATCAGGCAACCGATATGGCCAACACCCAAAAACAGCGTGGCATAGATAACACGCTCAATGAAAAACAGCTTAAAGAACAGATACGAAGCAATAAAGCCGGTGAAAAGCTTGCAAACAAGCAATTCAAATGGGAACAGAAAAAATGGAAAAAAGAGTTTGCGTTATCAAAAAAAGCTAATGCCGGCGGCTCATCGGGCGGAGGCGGCGGCAGATACAGAAGAAGCTCGAGCGGAAACCCCGGAGGAATTCCAAGCGCAGTATATAATGTCATAAGAAAATACAAAGGCGGCAATGATGCTCAGGGAGAGATAGCCGGCAATGTTCTGACAAACCTTAAGTCAAAGTACAACCTCACGGACAGGCAGTGTGATTATCTGTACAACACTTATTTAGGATTTAATGATAAGCAGCAAAGCA